CGAAGTTAACCTCGAAGAACACGAATCCGTCATGCGGGAAAAGATGGCTATGAGAGAAAACGAAGCAATGGGAGTCGCTAAGACCGATGGGCTTGGACAACTCAAGGCAAGTATCCCCGCTCGCGAATACTTCCGGTGGCATCAAAAAGAACGAGGATGCTGGGGAGATAAATCATTTATCAAAGGGTTCTTATCTAAAAACCCATCATTTAAATCCAAGACACTTACCACACCTAGTTTTAACTCTAAGAGTTTCGCATGAGGCAAGTACCCGTAAGCACGCTACTCACCAACCTCAAACACATGGTTGGAGTTGATAGTCTTCTTACACAAGAGGAAGGTGCGGCAGTACGGAGTTTCAATCGCTTTGGCAGACTAGCGTGGGAACGGGCAAGATGGCCCGACACTATACGCCTCGAACCAAAGTTACCCGACATCCAGGTACGATCAATCAATGTAACCAATGGGGGGAGTGGGTATACAAGCGCACCAACCGTATCGGTTAGTGGAAGTGCCACAGCAACCGCCACCATCAATGCTGATGGACAGGTAAACGGAGTTGCGGTAACGAACAACGGTACAGGATACCTGGAAGCACCAACCATTACCTTTAGTGGAGGTGGAGGTACCGGGGCAGAAGCAAAAGCCGTAGTCATGGGTGTACTTGAATACGGATCAAATATTGGAGAGATCCTCCGAGTCACAGAGAAAGACCCATACTCATCGGGTAGTCCGAGTGAGGTTCCTTATCGGATAGAATATTCATCTGTAAGTTATGGAAATGTTGTATTCATAAATCGTGCAAGTACAGCACCCGTTTATATATTATATCGCGCCCCCTTCGTGGACTATGTGTCGAGCGATACAGATTTTCCGTACATATTTTCAGAATATGTCGTTGCGGGGGCCTATTCCGACTACCTCACCGCAGACGGACAATTGGATAAAGCAATGGCTATCCAGCAACAAGCCGAAGGTATTTTACTAGCTGAACTCGATAAACTCGAACGCCAGCAAGGCCAACAACAACACATACAATTTACAACCTACGGATCAACGATCCAAACACATTACTAATTATGGCAAACGAATACAGAGGAGTAGGGTTAAACGGAGGAAAGTTTATATCCGATACAGCATCCAACACAGGCAGATGGTTTAGTATCGTGGCTATGGAACCCACCACCATTACAAGCATAAGCGGAAATATCGAAGGTATATCTGATCTTACTGCGGGTGGATCATCCCCACTTACCCTTGGAGCGAACACCGCACTTTATGGCGCGTTCGATGAAATCACTTTAGCGACCGGGAGCGTCATTGCGTACAATCGATAGATGCTCACGCATGATCTAAATGTCACAACCGGGCGACCACATACTGCAAGTGGTGTCCCTGAAGGCGACCCTGGCCCCGATGGCGTAATCCAATCCGAAGCGGAAGACTTCTTGCAAGTAGAAGCCGGGCAATTTTTAGCATTCGATTAGAAGAGGAAATAAATTATGGCAAATAAGAAAATTTCAGCATTAGACCCACTCGGAACAACGCCAGCCGTTGGGGATATTATCCCAATTACCGATATAAGTGGAACACCCACTACGAAGAGCGTAACAGTCTCCAACCTCATGGCGGCGGCTCCGGTGCAGACGAGCGACTTAGCTAACTTCAGTCCCGCTTTCTTTTCGACAGAAGCAGAATCAGGAACCACCCGAACACTCAACGACAGCGACAACGGAAAAGTAATCGTATGTTCAAGCTCAAGTGATGTGACGATTACTATTCCAAATACACTAACGTCAGGGTTCGGGTGTACGGTAGTTCAGTCAGGGACTGGTCAAGTCACAGTAGCCGCTGGATCGGGATCAATTCTTTCTAGCTATGTGGGAACCTCTACTAAAGGTAGATATGCCGTTCTTCAGATAGTTCCTGTAGGTACTAATACTTACATCGTTGATGGTGAAGGCTTCTTTCCGCCAGGTGCTTTTGAGTCTAACATTTATGCTTTAGATTTAGATGGTACTAACAATTATGCTCATCCAAATCATACATTTCAGTCGCTTATACGAAGTGATTTTAGTATGTCTATGTGGGTTAAATTAGCGAACGAGACAGGTAATCAATGGTTAATCGGCGGGGATAATGCTCATTTTACTGATCGATTTAATCTTTACCATGACTCAAACAAAATAGTCGCTTATCTTAAATCAAACGGAGTGCAAGGTGACTTTTTATACGGAAGCACCTCGACAACATATACCGACTGGTTCCATTGTGTACTCACCTACACCCAAAATGGCACTAGTGTAGACAACGCTCTTTATATCAATGGTATTCAGGCCGATACAGGGACAACAGCAAATATGTCTCTTGCCGATTATGGAACGGTAAGGGCTACTAGAAACCTAGCAATAGGGGCGTTAATGTCATCGAGTACATCTAGTCATTTAGAAGGTCAGATAGACGAAGTTGCTTTCTTTAATTCTGCACTAACCCTACCCCAAGTCTCCAATATCTACAAAGGTGAAACCGATGGTGGATCGGGAGGAACAAGCGGTAAGCCTGGTAACCTAACGACATTCAATCCACAGCATTGGTGGAGAATGGGTGATAATGATTCTGCGACAGGCGGAGCCACACCTACGACAGTTACTGACAAAGGTGGGGCAACTACTACTTACGACTTAACATTCCCGAACGGAGCTACTAGTCACGATCTTAGTACCACATCTGACTCAATCTATGTAGCACCTTAATTATGAGTAAAAAATATGTAATCATAGAAACCTCAGAGGTTGATTCTGTTAACTTTAACGAAGTGATTGAGACGGAATCGCAGTATCTTCGCTACTCAACTGACGGCTCTAAGACATTCGTTAAGTACGAAGGCGACCAACCATCCTTCTTGAGCGGTAAGACTGAATCCACGCACTCCGAGATACTTGCGATCCTAGCGGGTGACGAGTGGACTTCTAGCGATCCTAGTTGATGGCTCCTAACATTAGCGAGGACACGAATGTAAAGACACCGCTGGCGTTTTTACTGAAGGTCTTTGGCGGGACCATCTTCGTGGTTTACTCAGCGATGTTGATCTATGCTCGATTAAATACCCTGGAGATGGAGATCCTTCGCCTCAAGCATGAGATGGAGATGAACACGGAGTTTCGTGTGAAGTGGCCTCGCGGAGAACTTGGTGCATTACCCGATGATGCGGAGCAAAATATGCGACTCCTATTTATCGAGAAGCAAGTTAGTAAGCACGAGGAATTGATGGACGAAATCCGCTACGGAACTGCTCGGTGAAATGGGCGAAATACTTCTTATGTTACTTACGGGGGGCGGTAGTACGGCTCTTGGTGCTATGCTCAAAGGTGGGTTCGGAATGTTATTTGAGAGTCGCCGCCAAAAGCACGAGCTTGAAGTGGCCAGAGAAAGCCGTGCAAATGAAAATTTTCTTAAACTCCAAGCTGAGTTGGCTAAAGGAGGTAATAATGAGTTCCGGGATTTTTCTCGTAGAATTATTGCTTTTATCGGTATTGGCACTCTTTGTCTGTGCATCTTGCTCTGCACCGCGTTTCCCCAAGCCGAGTTCCTCTCCATCACAAATGCACATGGAGAAGGAAGGACCGAATTACTCTTTGGGGTCGTCTCATGGCCAGCCAGCCAAGACCCAATCACGCTATCGAGTGGACACCTGGCATACATGGGACAAACAGCCCTTATGGGAATCCTCGGCTTTTATTTCGGGCCATCTCCTCACAGAAGATAAATGAATATGATCGACCGCGTATCAGTAGCTGGAATGAGTGGTACAGCCGCCACCTTTGGTTTATCCACACTCGACTCATTCCTTGGCATCGCAGTAGGTGCGGTGACTCTCGTCTATATGTCGATCAAACTCTACCAAGAAATCCGCAAGAAGTAGATGCCTAGCTCCACTCCACTCGGTCGATTAGATGACCCTATCCTTACAGATGGGGATCGTGGTTTTCGTGGTATCAATTCGTACCTTGAACCAACATCACTAGAGGGCGGACTAGTGGAAGCATCTGAGAATATGCGACTTGAAGGAGATACCGCATCTGTGCGTAAGGGTATCGAGTTTAAAGCTGGAGCAGTTAGTCTTACTTACTCAGGAACAGACCAGGTATTTACATCCGCTACATTTAGCGATCCCGCAACCGGGTCAGAATTTATCGCCGTTGCGACTAAGGATAAACTCATTCTTTGGAACGATCAAAATAACACAGGTATCGACATTGCTTACCCTGTGGGGGAAACAATTGAGTCTTCGGACAACGCAAGCCTCGTACAAGCCCTCCAAAAACTAATCCTCTTTCGTGGAGAAAATAAAGATCCACTTGAATGGGATGGGGACTACACAACACCAACCGCATTTGTAGTGAAGGATAACACTACTCCGGGAGCGGGAAGGATTGAATGCCCACGGACAAATTTTGGAGTATTCCTTAGTAATCGTTTATTTGTCCCCCAGCCTGATGATTCGCAGTATACTGTACTAGCATCGGATATTTTAGACACCGATAATTTTTATCCCGCAGAATCACAGTTCCGTATCAATCGTGGAACCGCAGATCGCTTAATCGGATTTACTCCTTACTTGGAAAATCAATTAATCGTATTTTTTAGAAACTCCATCCACATAATAAACAATACAGCACTTACCAACTCTGCTGGAGTATTTGAGATTACTCGTCAACGAGGATGCGTTGCCCGAAAGAGTGTAGCCGCGAGTGGACCACAGTATTACTTCCTATCCGATGATGGCGTGTACACCTTACAACAAGGACTCGACCCGGCAAAAAACCTTGGAGTCGCAATCTCGAAAGTAAGTGGAGAAGCATTACCACTATCTCAACCCATCCAGGATCAATTCGCAGATGTTAATTATGCCCATGCCGACAAATCGGTAGGTATCGTATTTGACAATAAATACTACCTAGCACTTCCCACCGGATCATCCACTACGAATAATAAAGTTTTCGTCTACGATATATTAAATACGGCATGGAGTAGCGTGGATAGTTTTCCCGCTGGTTTTCAAGTTGATGATTTTGTAACCGTACTTCATGGCACTAGTCCACAAAGACGCAGACTCTTTGCAGTCTCCGATAAGGGCTGGCATTTAATTGAGGAAAGCACCACAGACATCACGGGAACAATCGGGACCGCAAGCACAACATCCACCGCGATAAGTGCCAAACTCAAGACCCGCTCCTACGCATTAGAGAATGTCGATGTGAAGAGGTGGAGACGCGGTCAACTCGGATGCGAGGTAACCAACGGAGATCAATTCACCATCAAGGTAAACACCATAGACCCGGACCGCACCAACACGGTACACACCGAG